AAACTTTTTATTTTAGGCAAAATGTCAATAGTAATGTCACAAATCTAAACGGCTAATTTTATCCCCATTGCGGCGCATTCGGCGGCCATGAGGTCGGCGGGGCGACGCCAGCCGAGGAGACGGCGGGGGTAGTTGTTCATCCACAGGGTTATATACTCGGCATGGTCTGCGGTGACGCAGGCCATGCTTTTTCCTTTTTTGCAGAAGCGGCGAATTAGCTTGTTCTGATTCTCGTTCGTGCCTCGCTCCCAGCTGCTGTAGGGGTGGCAGTAGTAGATCGGGGCAAACTGCTCCATCTCCTTGGCGGCGGCAAACTCGCAGCCATTGTCGCAGGTTATAGTCTTGAACAGTTTGCGGAAGTCCTCGCCGAACTCCTGCCGAAGCTCCCGCAGGACGCGCAGCACCTCGCGGGCCGTCTTGCTTTCCAGTACGCGGACGATCTCGAAGCGGGTCTTTCGCTCCGTGAGCACCAACAGGCAACGGCTCGGCCCGGCGCTGGTGCCGACGACGGTGTCCATCTCCCAGAAGCCGACATCCTCGCGGGTCTCGACCTCGGGCGGGCGTTCGTCAATGCTGCGGTCATTCCGGTGGGCTTTTGCCGGGCGCTGTTCTCCCTGCTTTTGCTTCACGTTGTACCGCCCGACAGGCAAATCCAGCCCGCACAGGTGCAGATACCCGCGGTAGATATAGCGGTACACCGTGTTGGCGGAAATCTGCGGCAGCGCCAGACCTTGCAGCAGAATCTCCCGCACAGCGGCGGCAGGACTGTAATGCTGTGTGCCTATGTAATCTTCCAGATGTGCGGCCAACTCCGGGCAGAGCTTGACCGGGCGGCCCTTATGCAGGTCGTTCATCTGGTCGGCGCGATTTTGCGCTTTCTGGGCGGAGTAGATGGTATACATCTCGTAGGTCGTACCGTTCAGCTGCTCACACTGGCCGCGCTGTATCTCGCGGTAGACGGTGCGCTTACTGCACCCGACCACCGCTGCAATCTGCGACGCGCTGACCTTAGCCTTCAATAGCGATTCAATCGCTATACGGTTTTCCCACGTAAGATGCTGTCCACCCATTCCAAAAACCAACCCTTATCACATCTTATTGTATTCTATTTGTCGTTGCTGCCATTCCCGGCGCTGTTCCTGTGCCGAGCGTATCAACTCGGTCTGCCGGTCATTCAGTGCCGCCATGCGCACGCCCTGCAGCAGCGGGCCGAAGTCGCCGTCCATAATGGCAAGGTACGCTTTTATACTGCTGCCCGCCTGATGGAATATGTACCGTTTCAGACTGTCGAAGTTGTAATCCTTGCCCGCGTCGTAGGCCATGCGGATCTGCTCGGCGTCCCCCAGCAGCCGCGCCCACCATGGCGCAACCGTTGCACGGTCACGGTTCTTGCCGTCGTACTGGGAGACATACAGCAGCTGATTTTTCATAATCCCCATGAAGGTAAGCCCGATGCTGCCGTTTGATTGCCAGCTGCGGATGAAGGACGCGGCGGCATCGTTGCGCAGCTGGAACTCGCAGCGCACCCAGTCTTTCGGGATTTTATCGGCGTCCACGCTGCCCTTGACCTGCCGTTCCAGCGTCTTGTCGTAGATGCGCAGCCGGAAATCCGATTTGCTGCTGCCCCAGATGACCGCCATTTCGGCGGAACCTTCCTGTATCAGGAACGTTTTCCAGCGGGAGATATACCGTCCGGCGCGGGTGTAGCCTTGCACGGTTTTCAGCTTCAACTTGCCAAAGGTATCGCAGGCAATATCCAAGCGACTTATGTGCAGCGACGCGTAGGTAGATTGCAAGTATTGAATCCACTTTTCCCACGTCAGGCCCGGGTGCGTGGTTTCCCACGTGCGGCAGCCGGTGCCGGACATCTGTATATAGATCGTGTCGCTGCTGCCATAGGCGTAGACGATGCCATCATACCAGCGGGCGTAGGCGTAGCCGTACATTCCGCGCCGGTCTTGGAATTCCAGCCCGGACAGGTAGAATTTCTTTTCGATACGTTGAGGCAGGTACACGGCTTTTTCCTCGGTCTCGTCGTGCTCTTGGAATTCGCTAAGACTGACCGTAAAACAGAAGTAGTCAACAAGGATTTTTGTTGCACCGTGGGGGCCTGCTTTCTTGTTTTCACTCTGCGGCATTTTTGCACCTCTCAAAAATTGCGTTGCTAAAACAGAAAACGGCAGTTTTCGGCTAAGTTTGTGTGGAGTTGTACCCCCGTGCTACAGTACGGGGGTTTTGGCGAGGCGCAGGGCCTCGTCTTTTGGCTTATTGTTGCGGGGAACGGGCAGAGCGGCGGCCCGGGAAAGAGTTGTCTGCGTTCGTTCCGGGTGTTCCGGAGCAGCTCCGTGACAGTGCCGGGGCCAGAACCTACTGACCGCAAGGCCCTGACCCCGGCCCTGCCACTGCGCACCTCCTGCACACCCTGCACTGACGACTGCAAAAGTGGTGCCTGCGGCGCTTGCGCCTAACAGGGTCAAAAGATGCGCAATTCGTCCGGGCGTGGCCGGACTTACGATTAAGGAATCTTTTTATATGTCCCAGGTCGGGGCCTGGGACTTCGCCGGGGAGAAGCTGCACGCACTCCAGCAGAGAGCAGCAACCGGGAGAGCTGACGCGGGGAAAAGCTCTCGCACTCTTGCGCCGTTATACGTTGCTGCTGGGGGAAGGTGGGTAGTTTGGCGCTGGGGCCAATAGAGAGAAAGGTTTTCTGCTGCCGAAAGGCCCTGCTCTTGCCTTTGCGCGATTTCAGTTGCGGGCGTGGGAAGGTGAGCGCCGCGCAGGCGCTGCTACTATGGGGCTAGGCGCCCCATACCCGCCAACCCGGCCCACTTTTATAAATTGGGTGGGCCGAACTACCCGCGAGGCCGCAGGTATACCAGAAAGCCGCGGTAATAGTTGCGGTTGTACAGGTTTATGGTGGTAATTTCCCGGTTACCGTAGCGCGTAAAGTCGCACGCTTCTATTTCGCCGCCCCACAGCATGAGGGAAGGTCCGGCCCACAGGGAAACCAACGTGTGAGGGGCGAGCAGCTTTTGAAATTCGTTTAAGGTCATACAAATCACCTTTTTGTAATACAGGGAGAAGCTCTGATCGGCGTGCCGGCACACGGCAGCACACACGGAAGTGTATTACGGCGGCGGTGGTGCTGCGGCGTAGACTAAAGCCTTCACGCCGCAGCGCCACCTATTTCCGCTGTATCTTCCGCCCCTTCCGGCTTCGGTTCGTTACCGCGTCGGGTGTCGGAGCAGCAGGGGCACGGGCGGCCAGTATCTCGGCCTCGGTCATCATGTCCTTCTCGTCATAGCGCTTCTGCAGGGTGTCCACGACGGCCAGCGTGTTGTAGGCGTTGTAGTCCTTATTACGCACGAACCAGCAGCCGCGGCGGAGTGGGCGGACAAGCTCGGGATTGGTCACGTTTTCCAGCTCCCATGCGTCGTACCAGCTGTTACACTGCAAGCGCCAGAACTTGCGGCACTGGATGACATTCAGCGTGACATCCCGCATCAGCTTGTCTACATGGCCGAACCGCTGCGCCGATCCGTACAGACTTATGTAGTAGTGGCGGCAGCACAGCAGCGTTGACAGAAACGTCGGGTCAATGTTGTCTCTAAAACTGCGGCTGTTCAGCTGCACACCCAGTTCATCCACGCACGCAATGGTAATAGTCAGCGTGTCGTGCTCGTCGTCGTAGTCCTGATTAACCTTAGACGCGGCCACGACCTGCGCCAGACTGCGCAGCGGTTCATACGGCACGGAGAGCGCCACGTTGGAGAGAATCAGCACACGCTGCGTGACGAATTTTTTCCGGCGCGGGCACCAGACCGTTTTCCCGTCGTAGTGCTCATATAGCCCCGTGACCTTGTGCACCAGCGACAGCGTTTTACCGCTGCCGAAATACCCGCAGTAGATGTCCAAGTCGCCGGTGTGGCACAAGTTGTATTGCTTGCGGCGGATGTAGCCGAACGTGTCCAGTGTGCCGTAGTACAGCACATGCAACGGATGGAATACGGCGCACCGCACTGCTGGGAACAGCGCCAGCACGATGACAGCACCGGCAGTAAAAATCAGGCCCCACATATTACCTCCAGCGGTTCATCTGCCGCATGATACCGAACATGAGCTTTAGAACGCCCCAGAATATCGCCATGCAGGCCAGCACCGTGACGAGCCACGGCACCAGCTCCGCAAAGTTCTGCGGCGTGCCGGTGATGCCGAAGAAGGCCAGCAGTTGATTGAATTGTTCTACCATGTTTTCGTTTTCACCTCAACCAGATGAGCAGCGCCGTAAAGCACAGCGCCACAAAGATAACCAGCAGCAAGCCCTCGGTAGGGCTGTAGTCGTTGAAGGGCTTGTTCCAGATCGTGGGGGCCGTGGTCGGTTCGGGCGTCGGAGCTGTCTCCGGCGTGGCCTGTATCACGATGATCTGCGGCGTCGGCGTGGGCTGTTCCGGCTCCGGCGTCGCGTCCGGGTCGGGCGTGGGTGTGGAAAGCGCCTGCGTCAGAGCTTCGGCCAGTGCGTCAGCGTCGATCTCCACAGGTACACGCGCAACATCTTCCGCAGGTGTCGGCTCAACCGCCGCAGGGGGCGCTTCAACAGGTGCATCTTCGTAGTCCTCCGCACGGATGCCAAACGCCAGCGCTGTGATAGACAGCAGACAGGCGCACAAGGCAATTGCAAATTTGTTAGTCACCAATGAGCAGCCCCTTTATAAACGAAATGACGATACAGGCAATCAGACACCAGACCAGCACGTCCCAGTAACTGATCGTGAAGCCGTACAGTGTAAACTTGTGCTGGAAAAGCCCCAGCACGGCGGTAAAGATAGCGGTGAATTGTTCCATACGCTCACTCCTTTAGCCACGATACAATGCCCAGCACGACCAGCGAACCAACGGAAAGCCCGACAACTACCCAAACATCGGCAGGAATCCACGCGGTACCCGCGCCCACGAAGCGAAGGACGGAGTCATTGACTACGCCGTCATATTGCTCTTTGATGTCGTCCAGTCCGGAGTCAACACCGCCCGCGTATTTGTCGTAGGCGTCCGTGATGTCGCCGCCGAGGGATAAATCGTCGTCGGTGGTGTCGCTGGTGCTGTTGGAGGAAGAATCTGCGGTTTCCTCGGCGTAGGCCGGGCAGGCCGTGCCGATGAGCAGACAAAGCAGCATCAGCACGGCTATGTAATACAGGCGGAGCTTCCGGACGCCTGGCAGCTGCAGCAAAAGTGTATTACGCATATTGTCACCCCCGAATAAATTTGATAATGCCGATAACGAAGCAGACGACTACGCCGCCCACCAATAACCCGCCTAATCCGGGCGGCAGGAAGGGCAGTAAGTCGAACACGCGGGAGACTGCCCAGATAATCCAGCTTAAAATTGTACTGAGCAGCTTGAATATGAGCTTGAGCACAGCACTGACAGCGCCCAGCAGGCCGTCTATGATGGCGTCGCCGATTTTACTAAGCAGCTTGTCCCACCACGAGGAGCCGGAGCTGCCGCCCGGCTTGCCGGTCTCGGGCGTGGAGATGCTGCCGCCCGGCTTGTCTGTTGGGGCAGGTGTGGAACTGGGGGACGGTGTGGGGGCCGCTTGCGGTTCGTAGGAAATATAGTAGTAGTTATTCGTTACGGTATCGTAGGTGTAGTATTTTTGGTTTCGTTGTTGTAGATGATGGGCGTATTGGAAATGTTGGTTACGGTTTCGTTCTTCTCGTTGACGGTGGTGTACTGGGGGTAGATGTAAGTAAGGTTGGTGCTGTTGTCAGTGTAGATGTTGCCGTTCCACGTCTGGGAGTAGTCATTGTTGATGGTGATATTGGTTTGCTTATTGATGGTTGATGATAAAGGGCTAACATATATGTCTACACCATATCCTTTAGCATTGAATCCAATCGGAACAGAAACGCTTGTTGAAACAGATACATATCCATCTTCACCTTTATTAAAGGATGCAGACTTTGTTGCCTTAAAACTTAAAGACTGCTTTTTCCAATCGTCAGAAGATGAAAAACGCCAATAATAATCAGCAACCAAAGAATCTTTATAAATGTAGTACGTACCCGACACGGGAGCCGTGAAAGCACAAATCGCTCTTGCTACACAAGAACTATACTCTGATTCAGAAGAAAATGAGCTGCCTTCGCAATCTTTTGTGTTATATCTAACCAATTCCGGAGTACCGCTTGAAATCCAATAATAATTACTAGAACCGGTAATGCCCCAACAGGTTACGGGCGCATAAAAGTGCAGCTGGCCAGATTGGGAGACATCAGGAACATTATTATCCGAGTAGCCGGGCAGGTCTTTGCGGCCAATGCCGGAGGGGGCCTGAACGAGTTTGCCGGGCTTTTCGGCACCGAAATCTAGACCTAACAGGCGGGTTTCGGTCTTTTCATATCCGCAAGAACTACATCTTAAATGAATTCGAGCGAATGCACCAGCGCCGGCAGGAATCTTAACTTTACCAGTATCCGAAATTTCAAGCTCGACCTCGGCACCGGAAGTCGAACCCCAAGAAGCATGAAGAGTTGCACCACAAGTAGGGCACGTTTTATCTATATCACTAACGATAGCAGAATAACCGTCGTCATCTGCCGCAACCGGAAAACAAAGAGAGACCACGCAAACTATACATAATAATAGAGCTATAATCTTACGTTTCATGTATACACCTCTTGACATGATGGGCTAACACGGCGTAGAATCAAATAAAGGTGGTGTTTATATGGACTTTGCAGATGGAACTTTTATCATTGGCGTCTGTTTGTTCTACGTTGGAATTGCAGCAGTAATTGGAATAACAATTTATAAAGTAGTCAAAATTATTTGCTTGACCATTACCCGCAATGCTGAAGTAAAAGCGTTCGGCAGCAGCGCAGAATATACCGAGTTCCTGAAATGGAGACAGGAGCAGGGCCGCCAGTGATGGCGGCTTTTTTAGGAAGTGTAAAATGGATGCTATAAATAGTATTGTGTGGAGTTTGATTGCAAATGGGATAGGTCTTTTGCTACCCGTGTTTATAAATACCATACAGGGGAAAGAACTTGTTGAGGACAAACCGTCAAACTGGTTTTGTGGAAGCTTCATATTAGCGCTTGTCGCGTTGATTGTGTGTCAATATACAGATGAAGTGATGGTTAAGTTTCTTTGTAATATGATTGCAGGCGGGAGCGCCTACCTTGCGTTTTTGTGTTTTAAAGTGATTTATGAAAAGTATGAGAAGTTGTCCCTCGCAAACTCCCATGATGAAGAAAAGAAGGATAATCATAATAAACCGCCTAAAATTGAAATCCGAATAGTAAATGTGACGAGGGTGAAAACCCAAAAAGCAAAGAAAGCTAAAAGAAATTAAAAGCCTGCTAGTTGTCATACAGGCCGCGCGCCTGGCCGACGCCGATCAGAGCGCGCTGCAAGCTGTATCTGTATTACATGATGCCGGGGGCGGGAATCGAACCCGCAGTTTCCATAAACTCACATAAGCCAGCGCTGACTCAAAGAGTTACCCCGACATATAAAAGAAGCGTCCCGCCCTGCCCTGAGGTGAAGGGAAGGGCGGGACGCCTTGCTATAGGGAAAAGAGATCAATGGCGGCGGCGCATCAGGATACCGACAACGCCGACAATTGCACCAACAATGGGAACACCGATAAAGATACCCAGAATCGGGTTCGCGGCCATCGTAGTGAGCATAGTACCTGCCATATCGGTGACAGTGGTAACGAGGGATGCGGCATCCGCACCACCCTCCGCCCCAAGCATAACCATAGGAACCATAACAAACGACCTCCTTTCCAACCATAGTCCTAAGCGTCTTTATTTGAAGTGTCCTGTGCGGTCCATTCGTTTACAACTTCGCTCACGGTCCTGCAAGTATGGACCACATCGGACATCCTCCAACCAATTTCCTCCAGCCCGCGCTGGATGTTGTCGCGCTTGCGCAGCAGCTTGTCCATGTCGCACAGCTTTACATACTGCTGTTTGCGCTTTTCCTCGAGAATGGCATTCTCTTTAATCAGCCTTTCCCGGTCACGGCCCAGAAGCCGGGCCGCAGCAACGAATTTTTCGGTGAAGTTCTCACCGGGGAATGATTCCACCGTCTGACAGACGTCCTCCGGCAGACGCAGCGTTTTAACTTTTGTAGCCAAACCAACCCACATCCTTCCACAGCTACAAACGTGTTATCTTGCAGGGAGCCTTTCACTTGTTGGCGGGAACGTTGGGCAGAACACGGATAGAATCCACAAAACCGCCCTCGTCATAGCTCAAATCAATGCGAGCGCCCACCAGCATAGAGTAACCGCCCAGCTTCTTGATGTCCTCGGCCATGAGACTGGCGTCAACGAACTGCTGGCGGACTTCATGGCCTTGCAAACCTTCATCGCGGGGATTGTCCCGCACCAGATGCAGGATGTACGCATTCAGCTCTTTGCCGGACTTCTTAGACCTCTGCCCAATCAACGACTTGATACCTACAATACCGAATTCCATAGAAAACCTACCTTTCAAAAGTGTAATACAGGGGTGTCAGGTGTGACATTATTATTGTAAATCCACAAACTTTTTATTTTA